CCAGGTGATGCTGCCTTCCTTTGTCGCGGTGTTCTGGTTTTCTTCCTGGAACTTGATCTTCAGCACGATCCAGGCCTCGTACTTCCTGACGCCGTTGTCCCGCATCTTGCGGATGTAGCCGAAGCCGCCGTAGGGCGTCTCGTTGTCGCCCTCCATCTGGGCCGTGATCCCGCCCAGCGCCATGTCCGTCTCACCGAACAGGAGCTTGCGGTCGCTGTCCGACAGGCCCGTGGGCTCGAAGGATACGCTCAGGGCGTTCAGGCCGTTGTCGTCGTCTACCTTGACGTCGTCGCCGTACAGCGGGTTATCGTTGTACGTTTTCGTGATGTTCACGTTCCGCGCTTCCTGGATAACGACCCCGGTCCCGTAGGACGGCAAGGATCCCTCCGTGTGGGAGACGAAAGGCGCAAACACCGGATACATCAGTCCGACATTCGGATTTGCCATGGTATAACCCCTCCATTTTCTTATTTGCTCGGATCCAGCATGTCTTCATGTTTATGGATTCCGGCTTCGATTGCGGCCTCCGCCGCCTTTTTGGATTGTGAAAACGCTTTCCGGAGAAAAGGCTGTTTCTCCATGAAGCTGGTCCCGGAGTTGATCGCGTTGACGATCACAGGGATGGGTTTGGAGCTGACGCCGCCGCTGGCGCGGCCCGCCTGTTTCGCTTTTCCCCCGCTCACCTTGTATTTCGTCCGGACATTCGTCTTCGCGTGGTTCCACCGGATGGGCGTATACCCTGAACTGTTGAATCCCACGCTGGTGGAGACGGAGAGGCCGTCCTTTTTGAATTTGGCGATGCCATGCTCCGCCGTCTCCACAATGGCCTTTTCTTCCGGGGAGGGTTTCCGTTTTTGTCCGCCTTTGGCGTACTTGAACGATTCTGTGGCGATCCCTCTGGACGCCTGGCTGACCTTGTCAGCCACAACACCGGCGCCGTCATACAGCGCCAAGGCCGCAACGTCTACGGCCTTCTTCGGCAGCTCCTGCATTTTCTGCATCAGCTCCCCTAACCCGTCCACCTGTAAAGAAAAACCCATTCGATCCCCTCCTCAGCTTTCCAGCTGGAAGGCCCACTCCCAGTGAAACAGCCCCGTTTCCCGTTCATACATGTGCATGTTCAGGCTCCAGCATCCGTCACAGTGTTCCGTCAGCGTCCCGGTGATCATCTCGACCCATCCCGCGCCGCTGCGGCTTTTGCTGTACAGGTCCACGCTGCCCTCCCAGGCGGTGTTCGTTTTGATGTCGTCCCCCCGCAGGGAGTCCGGCTCAAAGTCCATCGACACCGTCCCGTAGCTGTCGCTGTCCGGGCGCGTGGCCCATTCGGTCTCCGCCATGGGCAGGGTCACCGTGTTCGGTTCCTCTCCCTGACTCAGCGCTTTGAGGGCCGTCACCAGACTCGTGTATTCCTCCGGCATTTAACCCACCTCCGCGCTTTTACTGTTGCCTTTTTTCCGCCGGATGGCCAGGATCACGCCATTCCAGTCCTTGTACGGATCGCTCCGAATCACGGCCCAGCGCTCTCCCCGGTATTCCAGCTCCCGCTCGCCCTTGTATTCCTTGTCATACGGTATCAATAGCTTCGCTTCGGGCTGCAGGCCCTCGCCGCCGCTCTGATAGATGTCGGCCTGGGTCAGGCTCAGTTCCTGACAGTGTACCTTTCGGCGCACCGCCACCGGATCCGTCCCGACCTCGTGGGCGTCAGGCCGGAACGTGATCAGCACGCAGCTGGTCATCATCCTCATGCCTCCGCCGCCTCCTCCTCATCATCCTCCGGGGTTTCCTCCGGGTGATAGTTCGTATACTTGTGACTCAGGCGCAGCTGTCCCTTCAGGCTGCTGTAGGCCGCCTGCAGGTTGTCGTAGTTCGGCGGGTTCCCGATCTCTTTGTTGCACCAGACAGCAAAGGTCTTGATGATCAGCTCGTCCGTGATCGTGCTGTTGTCCGTGATCACCCAGCGTTCCGGCTCCGACGTGGTCGCCGCCTCGTGTGTGCGTGTGATGTCAATCACTCCCGGCAGCACGATCTCCGCGCTTGTGGTCAGATCCAGCGCGCAGGCTTTGATCTCCGCGATGATCTTCCCGTCGTAGTCATCCCCCTCGATGAAGGTCAGCAGCTCTTTCACTTCTTGAAACATTTTTCTCACTTCCCCGCCATGTATTCCTCGTAGAGTCTCCGCGTGTACAGGTGCCTGGCCGGACAGTGGCTGTCAATCCACAGCTCAAACCCCGCGCAGGCCGCCCGGACGCAAAAGTGGCGGTCTTCGCCCCTCAGCGCCTGGTGGATATTCGGGATCCTCGTGTAGTCGACGCCTGCTTCAAATACCCTGCGCTTCACCAGCGTCAGCGCTCCGGTCATTCCGCACCGGTAAAGTCCAGGCTTCCGCCATTCCTCCGGCATTCCCGCGCTCTGGTCCACCATCCACGCGTTGCACCAGTATTTTCCGTTCGGCGCCTGCGTCCAGAAGATCTCGCTGACGATATCCTTGTCCGCGTCCATCAGGGTCTTCAGGGTTTCCGGGGCCACCACGATGTCCGTGTCGATGCTCAGCCAGTAGTCAAAACCCCCGTCCAGCATCTCCCGGATCGTCCGGTTCCGCAGCTCCCCCATTTTCCACATCAGGTCCAGCGTCCACAGGTGGTCGTTGCTTGTTTTCTGATAGGCATCCCCCGTATCCGCCACGATGTATTTCGCGTTTCGGATGTGCGGGATCACCTCGTCGCAGTCGTTGACGACGAAAAAGCGGCTGACCTCGGTGTCCTCCGGAATCTCCAGGCGGTCCAGCCCGTCCTGGTATGCCTCAAAGACATCCGCGTCCTGCCGCAGCGGTGCTGTGATCAGTACCCGTTTCATGCTTTCCCGTCCTCCGTTTCCCCGTAGGATTCCCCCGCGTACATCGGGACATGGGCGATATGCCCGGGCCGCACCGTCGGCTCACACCAGATTTCGCGCCCGATCCCCTTGACCCGCCAGCAAAACGCCAGGTCCTCCCCGTAGTAGTCCGTAGGCTGGAAGCATGTGCCGTATTTTTGCATCACGGCCTGCAGCAGTTCCGTGGTGGTCAGCACACAGGCGAACCCGCAGCCATCCACCCGGAACGGTGCCATCCCGAAGTTTTCAACCTTCCGGATGTCGTTCTGTTTGATGGACGAATAAACGCACGGCCCGTAAGGCGGCCGACGCGACACAAACGCGCCGCATACCATTTCCTTCCTGCTGTCCATCAGGTCCTCCGCGATATGCTCATTGAAAACCATATCGCTGTCGAGCCACAGCACATGGGTGTATTTCTCGTTCACGGCTTTGCAGGCCAGCCGGTTCCTGGCGATATACACCAGTGTCCCGACCACCGGCTCCACCTTGTACGCGACCCCTTGCCGCTTCAGTTCTTCGACCAGTTTCAGCAGGCTGACCATGAAATCCGCGTGGATGTAATCATGCGTCGGCACCGCAATCATCAGCCGGTTGCTCATTTTTTCGTCCTCACGGCTTTCGCCGTTTTTGCTTCCTTTTCGGGTTCGGCTTTCGCCGTCCTCGTATTTTTGCTCACCGTTCGCTTCTCCGGTGTTTCGATCTGCTCCCTGACCGTTACCGGTTCAGCAAGTCCGAACCGCAGGAGGAACCGGGCCCGCTCCGGGGACACCTCAATGATGTCCCCGGGCCTGCCCCTTTCGATCCTGGTCGGTTTGATGATCCGGACCTTCATCAGGTGGTCACCGCAGAGGCGGGTTTGCACAGCTTCACCAGGCGACCGGGAGCGGTCACGCCGTAGCCGGCGTACTGACGAGCCACCACCTTGACCATATCGTCTTCGGCGTAGGTCAGGTCGTCCCACTTCGTCACGATGCCTTCGCCTTCGGGATAGTTCACCTGGAAGGCCTTCAGGTCGCCGACGATCGCGTACATGGCGTTATCGCTGGCGCTGGAGTAGGCGGGAAGGGCGCTGCACTTGATCACGGTCACGCCGTCAAAGGGATTGATGGCGAAGTTGCCGGCAGCATAGGCCGCGTTAAAGGCCTGGATGCTCAGCGGGTTCAGCGCGATGCAGATGTCGGTGGCTTCTTCGCTCACCTGGGCCGCCGCATCCTGCACGACCATGACGCCAGGCGCTTCGATCAGCTTCGGGATGCCGATGGCGGTGTCGCCGTGGGTGGTGTCGGCGCTGTTGGCCTTCGCCACCAGTTCGCTGACCAGCTTTTCCATGATCCGCTGCGCCAGTTCTTTGTAGACATACTCCACAAAGGCTTCGCCGCCCATGGCGACCGCTTCGTCGGAGATCTTGATCCACTTCTTGATGTTGGCGGGGGTCAGGGTAACGATGCCCAGCTGCAGGTCTTCTTCGGTGAGGCCCGTGGTCCCTTCAGTGTGGACGTAGGCCGGATCGGCGCTCTTCTCGAAGGGCACCTTCAGGTTGCCGCGGAAGGCGGTCTTGGTGACCTTGCTCAGGAAGGTGTTGCTCTCCCAGGCGGTCTTGACGATGTTCTCTACCAGCACCGGGACCGGCACGTCGCCGGAGGCGTTGGTGGTCAGCAGGCTCCGGCATTCTTTGTCGTCGCCGTTGATGATGTACTTCTTGTACGCTTCGGCATACTCAGCGCTGCCGCGGATTTCCAGATCAGTCATGGTTCTTTCCTCCTGATATTTTTCTTTGATTTCGCCGATCTCGCCGTCGGCGATCTGCTGGCGGATTTCAGCCTCCTGGGCCTCCGCCTGTCTGCGGGTTTCCAGCTCCGCCTTGATGGCTTCCAGCTCATTCGCCCGCTTTTCCAGTTCCTCCGTGTCGATGCCGTCGGT